GGTGACGCCATGATTACCAATTGGACTATTCCTTTTACAAAATACTGTGATAACGATTACCATTTTGTTATTGCTGTGGATCGATTTAATTTAAACAATGGTAGTTTTTTTATACGTAATAGCATAGAAGGACGTAAATATTTAAAGCATTTACTGTTAGTAGAAGAAGAATACTTAACAGCTAAATGGCCAGATCAACAGCCAATGATTGATCTAATAGAAGAATACCAAACAATAACTAAAATACATAGCCAGCGCGACTTTAATAGTTACGACTATGATTTTTATCACAGAGACCATGGCAATACACACGATTGGGATTTATTTGGTAATAACGGTAACTGGCAACTAGGAGATTTTGTTTGTCATTACCCCGGAGTTAAACAAGCAGCAAGAATTGAACTAGCAAAACTTATTAAAGAAAAGATTATAAAATGACAATGTTTACAGAAGCATTCCACCAATACAAATACTGGTGCACCAAACGTAGAGAAGAACTTACTGAGTTAGTAGGTGAACGCACAGGACACAGTATCGTTGCCGGTCCATTTAAGGGCATGATTATATTGCCTCGATGGTCTTGGGGTGATGGTGATCACGTGCCTAAACTATTAGGTACATACGAATCTGAACTATATAATGTCGCTGAAGAACAAGTAGCCTCTAAACCAGACTATATTCTTAACGTAGGCTGTGCCGAAGGATTTTGGGGATTGGGTATGGCAATGCGTACCGGTGCTCCAGCATTGCTTATTGATGTACACGATTTAGGTTTAGAGATCGCTCAAGAAAACGCCACGGTAAACAACTTAAAGAATATTGAATACTCAAATGAAAGTACTACTGCTAAGATTGATGATGTACTTTCTAAGCATATGAATCCATTTTTGATTATGGACTGCGAGGGTGCCGAGGATCAACTATTAGATTTGAACTTTGTACCGAATTTAAAGCATACTACTATCTTACTCGAAAGTCATGACTGCTTTATTCCCGGGCTAACAAATCGTATTAAAGAACGGTTTGCCGATACACATACCGTTATGGAGATAAGTCAAGGTGCTAAAAATCCTTATATTGATATAATAAAGGATCTAGGTGATCATGACAAAATGTTATTATGTATTGAAAGCAGAGCAATGACTATGAGCTGGCTCTATTTAGTACCAAAAGTTTAATCGGCTTCTTGAGTAGTAACACGTTCGCCAAGATATTGTTTAACAACACGAACTAATTTACGTTCGGTATCGTATACAAACTCTTTAGCATCTTCTTCAGTGGTAACTACCAAAATAAAACCATTTGCCGCACGACGGATTTCTAATGATTCAAACATTTAATACTCCAATAGGGGTTGACTAGTTACTAGTATAACATAACTAGTATTAAGAGTCAACTGTTTTTGGTTATCTACCGCGGCCTGCTGATTTTTTTGCTGGTTTATTTGTGCTGACTTGTGGGCCGGCTTTGGCCTTTTGCACTTGTGCTGTTTTGGTACCGGGCACTTTTGGATTTGTGGCTATTGCCTTAGCGGCATTAGCAGCGTTGATAAAAGGATTCTTGGACTTCTTGGCTTCTTCTGACATTTGTTTCCTCTCTAGTTTCTTTTGTTCTAACCTATCTAGCAAACCTAGTAATTCTTCTCGGGTTAGCATTTCGCCCCAGGTAGCACGTTCTATAGGTTCTGTTTTAGGTTTCTTTTTTATCATATATTCTGGTGCCTTGTGAGAGAATCGAACTCCCGTAACAGGATTACAAATCCAGCGTAATACCTCTATACGAACAAGGCAATATTACATTACTATTTAATACTAATAAGTTTGGGTACGCCAAGATCTGCTTTTCGACCGTGGACCACAATGCCAACGGGTCGCTATCCCGCACTAAATGGCTCGCCTTCCCAGGCTTTTTCATGGTATCTAGCAACGCTTTCACAGTTTTAAAATTTCTTGTACCCTCGGAAGTATCCGATATAGCATTTCCATGCCACGGGGCCGGTTACTACGACTGTTACTCACACTCCCACAGGTATCAGATGGTCGCCACACCACGTACCCAAACTTATTAATACTCTCAGTATACTACGGTTATGCTATTATGTCAAATTATTTGGCGGAAGCGGTGAGATTCGAACTCACGATACAGTTGCCCGTATGTCTGCTTAGTAGGCAGATGCCTTCGGCCACTCGGCCACGCTTCCAATACAACAAAAGTATTATTCTGCTACAGGTTCTGCGGCTACTTCAACTACCGGTGCACGATATGTGGGACGAGATTTTAACTCTGTGATTCTACGTTGGATTTTTGCTACGTTCTTTTTTCGAGCACTCGCCGATAACTTTTCTAATTGCTCAATGTTCAATGGGCCAAGTCTAGGATTACCATTCTTAGTTACCATTGGATTTCCTGTCCGGGACTTTTGTCCTGTTTTATTGCTTGCCATATTATCCTCTTTAGATTATGTTTAATTGTACTACTTCAACACCAGACTTCGCAAGGAAATCAACCCCACTAGTGTCACGATAGTTATGACCAAACCATACACGACGAATACCTGACTGATAGATAATTTTAGCACAATCAAGACAGGGACTGTGAGTAATAAATAAATCACTATCGAACCCAGACTCACTAGATCTAGCCAGTTTTGCAATAGCGTTAGTTTCGGCATGTAGTACTTCAGGTTTAGTTTTAAGTGTAACAGTATCATCTGAATGTTGTATTGTATCTTCGCAGTTATTGTCCCATCCGCTGGGCATACCATTATATCCCATTGAAATTACACGATCGTCTTTGACAACGATGGCACCAACCTGCAAGCGTTTTGCAGAGCTCATTAGTGCCACCGTGTTAGCAATGGTCATGTATAACTTTTGGAACTTAGGCTTCATTTACTTAAAGCGTGGGCCTTGTACCCAAGCTACTAAACTATAACGAATACCTTTAGTGACTGGTGCCACTTCATGTAAGGTCCAACTTGGGAAGAAAATACCTGTACCTTGCTTTTTGAAAGGACGCTCAGCATCATCACGTGTATGTAACAACAAGTCGCCACCTTCGTAGTCAGCACCATCACTTAACTGTATGCTCACGCTAAGTTTGCGTGTGCCTGTGCCTTGGTACATCATATCAATGTGCTTGCCATAGAAACCGCCTTCGGTGCCGTCGTAACGTGTGAACTGTAAACTTTGGATATCAGTTAGGTCATAATTGAAAAACTGTTTGTTAATGCTTGTGATATGATTGACCAACCGTTCAAAAATCCAACGATTTTCTTGTACGTCACTGCGTATCCAACTAACAGGACTACGACGGATTTTAACTGTATCTTCTACGCTAGGTGATCCTTGTGCACCGCCGCCAATACTACCATATGTTAACGGAGTAGCACCATCGCCACCACGTGAACCAATCTCAATGATTTTTTCGCATTCTTCTTTGGTAAACACATCGTGTGCGTATGCCCAATTTTCATTGGTAGTTAAATCCAACCACCAATTAAATGAACTTGCTACATCGGCTGTAGGCTTAGGTAAGAATTCAGGTTTGATTGCCGGGCCGGATGCTTCTGATGTTCCGCCGTTAACAGCACCTTGATTTTGATTTGTTGTTACAACTGTTACTGTATCGGTTGAAGTTAAAAATTCTTTAGTAGGTTTTTTTGATCTTGCTTCGGTAGCAGCTGAACTAGATGCTTCTTTTTTTAATGCTGGTTTAGTGGTTTTAGCCATTTGTTGAACGTCCTTTATATATTAGATATTAATATTTAACCTATCACCTGACTTTGAGAGCGTAGTCTTGATCTACCTTACCAGATTCAATTTCTAATAAGGCCGTTACCGGACCGTGTAGGTGTTCTTCTTTGGTACTATGTTTGTTTTGCTGTTTGATTTCTCTAGCTCTTTGGGTAGCCTGGATCACCATATCAAAGCGACCATGGCCAGATTGTCTAATGACCTTTTCCATATCTACCTGTGAACCTCTGCTAGCTTTACGCATACCACTCCTTCTTTATTGAATACACTATTATATATGTTTTATTTGTTGTTGTCAATAACTGTTTTGACTTTATTTTGAGTTTTTTATTTGTTCTAGATCCTAAATTGTCTAGATTTTTAAATTTGGTACCCCAGGAAGGTTTCGAACCTTCAACACCCTCCTTTTAAGAGAGGTGCGTCTACCTATTGCGCCACTGGGGTGAAGAAGTGTTGGTTTTGAGATCAGGGTAACCAACAACCTGGTATAGACAGCCCATCCCCCGTTTCGTCTATAGCGGATGCTGAATATCATCCCTTGCGGGTAGGGGTCAGCAGAATATGTGCGGGGCTTCCACCCGCTCCCACCTCGTTTTTGAGTCCGCGTGTCCAGGACTTGTTACATTGTAGGACCGTTTCCGGACTTGAAGCCCACGGTGCCACCTTGTTCCGTAATCCTCTTTAAGGCATCCTCAAAAAGGATAGGAGCGAAGTCTGTTTGTTCAACACAGGCACACCAATATCTTGGATCAATCTCATCGCTGTATAAGATTTCACCAGTTCGGGCGTCGACACCTCTCGCCTTCATAACTCTGTTGGCGTGTAAGTGTCCGTGTATATTACAACCAAACCTACCAAGACTTGCTTCGTGGACAGGAATATGACTTAAAATAAGTCCATTCATAACGTGATAGGCACGTAATTCTCTAAAGTATAAACGATACTCATCATCACGAAAGATATCGTGGTTACCACGGATAAGCACTTTATCCCCGTTAAGTCTTGACATAATGCTAAGACTTTTACGGTTGATAACTACGTCACCTAAGTGATAGACTTTATCGTTAGGACGTACACGGTCGTTCCAGGCTTTGACCATAAACTCGTCCATTTCGTCTGCGTTGTCCCACGGGCGAAGTTTTGTAACACCGTCGTTACGTGTGAAGCGACATACACCGGCGTGTCCAAAGTGAGTGTCTGATACTAAAAATACTGCTGGCATATTGTGCTCCTTTCTTTATTATTTAATATGCTATTATACTACATTTTGGTTTATTTGTCAAATTGGTACCCTCGGTAGGATTCGAACCCACAGATCCTGCCTTCTTGGAGCAGTGACTTTACCAATTTGTCTACGAGGGTATATGGGGTAACTGATGGGACTCGAACCCACAACGACAGGAATCACAATCCTGGATTCTACCATTGAACTACAGTTACCGTTGATTTTAAGTTAAGAGATCGATTGCTTGACGTACCATTTCAAGTGGTACATGCAATCGATGAGATATTTCGATAGCATCTAAATTACGACTTAGAAGCTCTTTAATTTGAAGTAGCATCGGTGACATTAATGTCTCCTTGTAGGTTGCATACTATATTAACGCTTTAAGTCACAATTAAGTTGACACGTTTGGTGAAATTGGCTCCCCGGGTACGACTTGAACGTACGACATCCAAATTAACAGTTTGGCGCTTCTACCGACTGAGCTACCGGGGAATGTCTGGAGCGGGAGGCGAGAGTTGAACTCGTCTATTTCTGCTTGGAAGGCAGACGTGTAACCAAAAACACTTCACCCGCATTGTTTCTTTTCCTGCCATTTTTTCTTGATGGCGTCTGATATCTTTTTCCGATGTTCTTCTGATTTTAATGGCTTTGATTTATATGTAGTACCTAATTTAGATTTGGAAATATTCTGTCGAACTTCCTCGGTCATTTTAGGTGCTGTACCATTCTTACGTCTTTCAATTAGTACTTCTGACAATCTATCTTTAGTTTCTTGACTATGGTGTTTACCTAACATCTTAGGCATACCTGAATTGTTTATATAATCAAAACCGCCAAAACCGCCTCTGCGAATATTGTAAACATCTTCTCTTAACAAGAATTCTTCATTTACAATTTCTTTTTCTCTGGCAAACATTTCTTCTGCTGTATCAAAGTATTCTAAAATATCTTTCTTAAAATTCTCAATACCATATTTGTCTATAGCACGATTTAAGATTTTGCCAGAACCCATATAACCATCATCTAAATTTTTAGTTTTATGAGTGCCAATATAAATCTTGTTATCTAATAGATTAGTGATTTGATATGTGTAGTAATAATGCTTCATACATTTATTTATCAATAATGTGTAATCTGCTGTTTTACCATTAAACTAATCCCGCTTTGAAACTTAACGACCTGTTTTTGTTGTATGACTCAAACCCAACATAGGACGCTTGTCAAATTTCCATTCTGCGTATTTGTCGTCGGCATCTACATAATGACAAAACACTTGTATCTGTTGATTGCCTTGGTATGGGTCGCGCCAATGCTCAATCTCGCAACCTTGATATACCACCAGATCACCCGGCTCTAAGAAAACTTCAGTATCTGCCATGTAGATACCCCATGGTTCTGGATCATTGGCGATACAAATAGTGGTGCTGTATTGACAACTAGGACGATCTGTATGCTTGGCTAAGGTTGAGCCCTTCCAGTAGATACGACTGTAGGTGTAAGTAGGATATAAATTTAATCCAGTGGCTTCTTCCATCAGTGGATGCAAGGTCAACATGAGTGCATCGTTGACTGCTAGGCTATAGTTGGCATAACTGATAGGACTTTGCTCATCGCCAAATGCTGTGCGATTGGCTTGATCAACCCCCTTGTTAAAATAATCAGCTTGTTTGCTGAGTAGAATACTGTTTTTAACCAGCTCTAATGCATCTTCGCTTATGGCGTTTCTAATTACTTTGTATGCTTCTTTCATAATGTCCTATTCAATTTTGGCGAATCCCCAGGGAGTCGAACCCCGGCCCGAGGCTCTGGAGGCCGCTGTGCTACCGTAACACTTGGGACTCATACAACTATTTACAAATATTAACTTTTTGTTAAGGTCAGTCTTGACGATTTTTACGCCAACGTGATCCTAATTTAGACGCTGCCGTCGTTTACATTTATTACAGTTTCACTAATAACATTGCCATTTAATACTAACTGTACGGTAAAGTTATCCGAATCATTGAAAGGGTTAATGGTATTAAAAGAATTTATAGTTAAATTCTGTGTTAAAAAATCAATTAATTGTTGTTCGTTCATATAAAGCTCCTTTGTAACTACTATTTAACTCTGGTGGGCCAGGAAGGATTCGAACCTAGCCAATCACAATGTGATACGGGATTTACAGTCCCGGCCTCGTCCTTAGAGGTATACCGACCCTTACTACTCGTGCGCGAAGTAGAATTTTCTCCACTCCTCGCCTATTTTTTCTGTAACAGATGTAAATTCTGTTAGTTTATCTTCGTGTGCTAACCTATGGCAGTTAGGACAAATATAAGTTAAATTACTGTTATCATCGCTTCCACCTTTGCTAACCGGTAGTATGTGATGTATATCGCACGATCCTAACTTCCAACCACAAGTAAAACATCCTATATCCAAACGCTTCATTATCTTTGACGATGTTCGCTTGGACATATCTAGTAACGACTTAGGTATTCTTAATCCCATGCCGTTCTTCTGTCCTTGTTTAATTTTTGTTTCAAGTGTGTGATTCTTCTCAAAGAACGCACCTGGAAGTCTATTAGGATTCTCTAAACAGGACTTTTCATGAGATCCAGCACCCGACACGGATTTTAAAGTTACACTGCAATACTTACAATCTGTTGGCTTCTGTAACTTTTTACTTTTACTTTCGCGCATTTCTTTTGTTTGTGGCCTGCTGTTAGCGCATTTTCTTGAACAGTATTTTTTAGGGCCATACTTACTGTAATCATTAAATTCGGCATTACATTTAGGACATAGTTTTAAACTCATAATCGCACCTTTGTTATACTGTTATTTATGCTACAGTCTAATAATGCGAATAGTAAAGCACACTGCCTGGAAGACCTTAGTCCAGGGTTCAGCTTGCCACTTTCAATGTGCTTTACTATACACTAATTTTTTGTTCTACAAGAAGAACTCCATCCTGGTGTCCGCCCGTTTGTGCTTGTTTATAGTGTAGCACAGGACCTCGTTTCCTGTCAACACTT